CGCCTAAACCACGAAGGGCGTAAGCTGTGTCAGTACCGTTTTCAACTGCACGATCATTACCGGATGCAATAGTTGCTTCGATGTCACGTTTAAGTTCACGGATTGCTTTAGCTTCTGCTTGAGCGATCTTAGCTGGTCCTACTGAATCAACTGCTTCTTGCAGATCTGATACTTGGTAGTCACGGCGGAACTTCTGTACGTAGTTACCTAAGCGTGCACGTCCAGCGAATTTATCTGTGAAATCGCTTACGTCAGTACCTTCACGGATACCGCTTGTTGATGGATCTGCTAATGAGTCCACTGTCCACTCTACGAATGTAGCCGATGCTTTCTCTTTATTAAGAGATGAAAGGATTGGAGTTTCTTCTGGAGCAAGAATTGATAGAACATCTGTCAAGTCTTCTCTATTAGAAACACCAGATCCCGGACCCGGAGGGGTTGAGTCATATGTATTTGAGAATGCCATAGTATTTAATAGTTAAGATATTATCTGTTTTTAAGTTGTTGTGTTCTGAGAGTAATGAAATCACCTCTGTTGCCAGACTGTCTAAACCGTTGGCTAAGGTCTTTAAGTGCCTTAACGGACTTATTCACTGTTTTCTCTGATGTAGATGCGGAGCTAGTTCCCGTCTTAGGAGGATTTAATACAGCAGACTTCGGAGCTTCTTTAACTTCTTTTCGCCCATAAATACTGTTAGCTGCGTGAGCCATAATATAATTGAGCTGTGCTCCTATTTCTGGGTCTGCCGCTTCTTTCAGCTTTTGGAAACGATTGTCGCTAATCATAGCTTCGTAGTTTTTGCGAGTATCATTATCCTCTCCTTGTAGCCAACTAAGTTCTTTGGTTGCTTGAGCATCGAATGATTGTTCTAGCTGTTTACCTTTTTCTTTTTGTTGAACTACTTTTAATTGAGATGGTAAGAACTTGTCCCTTGCTTTTCTAGCTTGCAATAAACTTTGACGAATATCTTTTTTCGTCAGCTCTTTTCCATCGACTTCCGTTACGACATCATCTGGTGAATATCCGTCTGCATTAAATAATTGGTCTTCCGCCCACTCGATAATACCATTTAGCTCTTCAGACTTTTGCTGAAGTCCTTCAATGGAATCGATGTTTGCATAAGGATTATCTGCTATCGGTTGATTACTTTGTAGCGGATTATCATTATTTAATTTAGATTCAAGCTCCGCAATCTTGGCTTCTGCTGCTTTACGTTTAGCTGTTAGTTCGCCAAACCGAGCAACTGCACGACTGCCTAGCTTTTCGGATAACTCCTTGAGATCGTCTTCGGACATCTCATCTAGATCTAACTGTGAAAGAACATCTGTTGATTCTTCAGCTTCTTCTTGAGGCTCTGAAGTCTCTTCAGTTTGTTCAGCAACGATTTCATTGTTGGGTACTTCTTCGGTACTCTCGTCCGAACTTTCCTCAACTTGCTCTGTTGCTTCAACTTCTGGTTCGCTAGTTTCCTCTTGTTGAGGACTTAGCTGACCTAAACGGCGATTAATGAAATCCGCCGCTGACATATTTGACTGTACCGCTGTTGTTTCTGTTGAGGGTTCAGCGACTCCCTCTGTGATTTCTGTTGACATAATGTTTGCACTCCTTAACGCCGAGCGATGGCGATGAAATCATTATACAATACTACGCAAGTCTTTCTGCGTGTCGTAACTTTAAATTCTTCCAGTCACACATTTGTAAGATCTGATCGTAAGTAATAATACGTCCAGATACTTGCTGGATGTTATCACTAGTTGCGTTGTGAAGTTCTTCGATTGTTTCTTCACGTAAGTCTTCTATTACTGATAAAAAACGAGCAAAGTGCTCGTGCTTACTTAATGCTTTTAAGTCCGACTCTAAGTTCATTTGAATTGATTGTGTTTAATTACTGAGTAACAACATCCCCAACTTGAGCTGGTTCAGTTCCGATTCTACCGATCTGAGCGTTTTGCTGTTGTTGAATTTGGAATGTGTACTGAGCGTTGTACTTCTCTAGTCTAGCTCTGAATGCTTCATCTGTTTGAAGCTTCTGTGCAATGTCCGGTTGAGCAACGTATTGCTGAATAATTGTTAAAGCAATTTGTGCACCGTTTGGACGTGCCGGCATTTCAATACCAGCGAATATCTTAGAAAGATCATCAGTCACTTGTTTTACTACTTGTTCTTGAGCAACCTCCGTAGGCTGAAGAATCCTATCAGCAAGCACCGGATCAATACTAGTAGCAGCTGCATCGAGAAGAGCATTGATATTAATACGACCAGTCCTATCCATAGCGGTAAGTTCAGTAAGTTGACGGAGTTTGGCTTCTTGAGTTTGAGGATCATTATTTAAAACATCGAAATCGATAATTATATCGTAGTTTTCATTCGGATCCCCTTTGCTGAACTCAACCGGATCTGGGGAACCAGTAACTCTGAAGAAGACTGCTTCCGGTCCGAACCTTTGGAAACACTTGTAGCACATTTGCAGTACTTCAGCTGAGTGCTGTAAAAACTTATCAACTAAAAATTGTTTTCTGATTGAACTGATTTGACTATCTTCATCTAAGCCGCAAAGCCTATCAGCTTGAGCTTCCATTGTTTTTTCGATTTCGATTGATCCAGTCGGAGCTGGTGGAGTCGGAGCGAAGTCCAAGTCTCCTTTACGTCTGTAAGGGATCATTCTTCCCGGTCCCCAGTCTGTAGGTGCTTGACCAACTGGGTGTAAAATCGGAGGTAGAGTAGCTAGACTGTTTCTATCGATGCGTGAATCCCTCTCTACCTTAACTTGATTTTGTATACCACGAAGAATGTCTGGAATAGTTTGAACGTCATAAAGGCGTTTACTATCTTCAGAAAGTTTAGTTACTACTACTGGGTAGTCTTCGTAACCATTGAGTAATTCAAATTTAGCGTATCCGTCACTGTATTCCTTGTGGAAGACTGTGCAATAAATTCCTTCGGATCCATCCTCTTGGTCAATCAACCTCTGATAACCATAAACTATTTCAATCAACTCCTCCGCTTCGTAAGCGTTGTCAGTCAGAGAGGTACTTCTGCGACCTTCTTGTTCTCTTTCGATCGAATCAATGTTTACCCCTTGGTATCTGTCAATCATTGTTTGAACGAAGTCTTCGTCCCATCCATCTGTGATAACTTTGTTCTCTAGTTCTTGAGGTGTGTAATAAGTTTTCCAGAAGCAGTACGGTGCACGTTGTGGATCCGTTACGTACGGAGGGAACATAAAGTCACCGTCTGGAGCAAGTGTCTTAACTTCTGGTGCATCTATCTGTCTGCGAACAATCGGTAGTTCAGCTGATCCTTTTTTGCGTAACTCTTTTAATGCACGCTTTGCTCGTTTGGGAGTAACCCCCGGAAATGCGGTTTGTAATAAATTGATTATCACTTCGTCCTCTCCGCCATTAATAATCACTTGAGAAAGCTCTGGAGCGACTTGAGCAATTTGATTTAAATCTAGTTGTTGTAAAAACTTGCGGTCTTCTCTGTGCCATCCGACATAAGTAATTAACAACCCTCTTTCTAGGAGGTAGTTAGCACCGAGTTCCATTTCTCTCTTGAAACGAGGAATGTACCCAGAGGATACCATCCACTTGAGAAAACTAGATACTAGTTTGCTTCGAGCAATGTCGGTACTTTCCACTGGGAAAGCTCTTACATTAGCACGATTAAGGCTAGACACAAAAAGAGATACAAGACGAGTAATTCTTTCATCGATAGTATGTGCTTCCATATCAGCAGCCCCTTCCCAAGGAAAAGCATCAGCACCGTGTTTGCGGTGATCACGTGACTTGCCAGCCCACCAGTTACGTCTGTCATCATAACTTGTCCTACATAGGTCGAAGTATGCTTCTAGCTCGACCACCGTTTGGTCATAAGCGTAACGTAACGTCTTGATGTCTGGTTCTTTACTTACGTAAGTCAGAGCTTCTGAAATGTTATTTGATTGCATTATTTAATAAGTTTACGATTAGTTCTATAAATCTCGTTTAACTGAAGATTCATTTCTCTTTTCGTTTTTTCATCCATAGGTACTTTGCCTTTTATGTCCATTTTACTTTTGGACAATTTATCTAAAGCGGATGCTTTGGCTTTACCTAATGCAAATTTTTTTATTTTACTTATTTTTTTTAAACCTTGATGTAGTGCGTGCAGTTGTCTCATAGCTACTTATAATAACATATTGATCAACCCCTAGAAGGAGTTTTTACCCAGTAGTACTTTAGTGTCTCGCCGCTGGTGTCCGCTTGGACGTAAACCATCTTGCCGTTGAATCTACCTTTCATCTTTAGAGGTATCTTTACTGGTACTTTTCTGGCTATCTCTTTGATGTAAACAATTATATAATTCGGATTAGGGGCTTCTGAAAGCACTTTCCCTCTGTACAAGACGGGCATAGAGATAACATCATCTAGTGCCGCTTGACCTACGTCATTGATCCACGTGTTCTTACCTTTGCCGGTAACTGTTTCTTCCTCAAGGTGTTTAAACACCAGTTCTTGAATTTCCTCAAAAGGAATCCCGTATTCTTCTGCGATTGCTGTTAGTTTCTTTTTAGCCATTAATAACCACCTTTTGTGTAAGTAATTGTTTGATAATCTCTTGAATCGATGTGATCCGGTCCTTCGCCGGCGTTAGCCATTCGTAAGTATCGAATAACATCGAAAAAGTCTTTGAGCGGTTCGTCCGCTTTTCCCTTTGAGTTGTAGTTAATCAAGGAATCGATCAAGTTCCCACAGTCTTTGTGGATGTAACACATAGGTTGATTTGCTTCATCGATCTCTACATTTGGGTTGTAACTGAACCACTCATCTAATGCAGTGATTCCTAAGTCTTCTGTTCTACCATCACTAGGAATGAAGTTCATTCCGTAATCGTAAAATGCTGTAAACAAGTCATCATTGTTTTCGTTCTCTCTAGCGAAATACCTAGAGTCCCCGATTCTTTCAGTTACTTCTATGTCTAGTTCTTCTTCTATCTCTTTAAAGAGTTCAACGTACCCTTCTACATTGAGTCCGATCTTTTTTGCTGCTGGTCCGTACCGCCACTTTGGATCGCCGAAAATTGCCCATTCACCAAATGAATCACGATCGGGGAACTCCCTTCTAATAAATACAGTACCGTCTCGATCCACTCCAGCCCATATTGCAACATAATTCCTTGCTCCGGCTGGGTCGACCACTTGATAACAAGTATACTTGGACTTATCAGATATGTCTGGGAAGGTTCTTCCTCTTCGATTTGGTACTTCGGATAATACATTTACTTCAGTGTTAAATAATGGTAACAGACTTGTCATTGACTTCACCGGCACTCCGTAAGCACGAACCATTATCTCTTCTTCTGGACGACCACGAAGATCTTTCTCTATCCGTTCGTATCCGCCGAATGGGTTCTCGTCTGAATGTAAATAAATAACAGCTGCGTCTCTATCTGGACTGTACTGCTCAACTGGTAACTCTCGGTTATTCAACAACTTAGCCGGTTTAGTAGAAACCGTTTCCGACCCTTTTAAATACTCGGAAACAAACGGAGTGTACCCATCGATTGGAGTAAAGCCAATCACCAACTTAGAATCTCTAGTAGCTAGTCTGAATCTGAGTGTATTGACAAGTGCTGCATCGCCGAGGTACTCGTCTAACCACGCACCGATATTAATATCGTTAGGGTTTTTGAACCCGAACTCAAAACCTTCTAAGATAGTCTGATTGTTAGTGAACTGCGTATAAGTCTTGAAGTCTACTCGTGTTCTAGTATCTGGGAAGATGAAGGAACTACCAGTGAAACCGTTCTGCATAGAGAAGTTGATGTACCCCTCTGTACTCTTAGTCTTTCGCTTGAACTCCTTCGGCATCATCTCCCACATTGCCGCTTGCTGTACCTTCACCGAAGTGTCCGCATTTTGACTGAAGCACACAATATGACCATCGTTGTTATTCATCACCGCTTGCATTACCATCTTGGCACAACCAGTAGTTTTTCCGGATCTATTACCACCTAGCACTAAGCACTCGTTGTACTTATTGAGACTGAGTCTCATTCTCTCCCAACCGGCTAGGTCGAATCCGTAACGGACTGGATCTTCCTCAGCGGCGATAATCCGCCCTTCGTGGGCGTTGTACAACTCCTCCAGTAATCTAGGATCTTTCTCAGCTAGGAGAACAATCTCCTCGTCCGTAGGTGGCTGAAGAAAAGGATGCTTTCTAAATGTCAGTTCCATCTAATTCATCCAGCTCGTCATCATCATCCCACCAGATGTCGATAACTTCGCCCTCCATATCTTTTTGAGTTTCATCCACCAGCATCTTGCCGACTCTGAAATTGGTATAATCATAAAACAAATCACCATCATCATCCATAACTATAAACATATAGTTACTGAAGTGCTCGCCGAGATTACCCCGAATACGATCAAATAATTCATCGTGGTCTTCAGTTATCATCAGCTTCTATTATCTCTGGTTCGTCAACCCTCTTCATTTCTTCAAGTCTCTTCTTAGCCGCCGCTAGGGTGTCCTCGTAATCCTCTTGGGTAATTACTTTCCGCTCTTCTGTAATACTAGTCGCTTCGCCCCTAGTTGTCATAGTCTCTCGGAATGCGTTAGCCTTAGCAATGCTCAACTCCTTGAGGTCACGGAAGGTAACCTCCATCTCTGGATCGTTCTCCATCCGGTCTCGGACTTTCTCTACTAAATCCTCTTCTAGTGAACTTAAGTTCATATAATTCTTAGCACTGATCTTGCCGGCGAGTTCCCGCAGTTTGCCCAGATGGTCGGCGTAATCCACCAACACTTGGATAACTGTATTGCGGTAGTAGTTACACTTCTTGACGATGTGCGTCTGGCTTTTGCCGATTGAGTACAAGTACAATATCTCGGCGACCTTCATCGGATCGTGCCTAGATAAGCTCTTGATCTTGTGCAGTTCTTTCTCCGCCGCTACCTCCTTGATAGCTTCTTGAATATTTGCCTTGAGTTCTTCTTCTTCGCTTTGAGCCATATAATTTTTTAAACCCCAATATATGTATATATATATACGAGCGATCGTGCGTTGCGAACCGCCACCCCCCATACACTTTATATTAGCATTGCTTATCCTTTATATTAGCATTGTTTATTATTAGCATTACTTATTCTGCAGTGATATTAGCATTACTAATAGCAATCTGTCAATAAGTTTTACTAATAATCTATGAGATCAGTAGATTTTTTTATAGAACGCTATATATAAGGAGAGCTTTTGGGTATATTATTGAGAATGAGTCTCATTATCACACGTGGTACATCCTTTGTTACAATCTTGTTACGGGTTTGTTACAGAAGTGTTAAATCGCCATAATCGAACGAGAATGCCCCTAGAAGGCGTTTTGATTGGCTACAAGTATCTTACCATTCGGAAAAAATTCAAGAGAATATCTTGTGTAAGTTGTTGATTATCAAGCACTTACGACAGTCTCAATTCTGTCTCAATAAGCTTTTAAGCATTTACTGTGCCAACTTTTCATTTGAATGTTACGATTGTGTAAACTTTTGTTACAATCTTGTGAATACCTATTTTTACTTAATTACCTAATCTTTTTATCGTTACTATCCGTACGTGTACGTACGTGTGCGTATGTAGCACGTGACGTGTACGTAACTAATAAATTAATGAAAAGTAGTGAACAGATGTTCACTAAAAATTGTAACATAATTGTAACATAAATGTCATAAAACTGTAACAAAGCGGCTATATACTGTTTGCATCCTTTAATTAGGATACGTTCTTTCACAGTTAATCCAAATCCTTACCCTAGCAAGGCAAGATGTGAGTCACAAGGCTTCAGATGTGCTGTTTAACAAGGTCAAAGATTTAGGGCGATCCCTAGAGTCTCTTTTTGAGGTGGCTAGTGATCCTAAATTTAGACAGTTTATAATTCGGCTCAACCTTAAAAAAGCGTCTTAAAGGATTTTCATTAACTCGATCTTTGACAGTAACTTTATAAAATTTTCATCGTGAGTGATGGTGCGGTGGTAGGCTTTAGGACTAAAGGCAAACGGCAAAACCTACAAATTGACTAAGATTTTATGAAGTGAGTAATCTCTAGAACTCAATCAGACAGCACTCTGAGTAGATAATGATTGAGATGAGAGGAAAAGAAAACAGAAAAATTGAACTGACAACTTAGTTTTTTTATGCTCGGTGAATAGGATCGTTGAGAGACCGAAAGCCGAGCGACTAAACCAACCTAAGCAAGTTGCAAGTCTTGTTGAAAAATGGTGAGCAGTCAAAAAATTAACATTCAAAAATATAAAAATATGTACCAAGTAACAGTAACTTATGATCTAAAAAATATTCTTAGCATTGATCGAGCCGAGAGAAAAGTAGCGAGCCTTATTGAAAAAGGCTTTTTTGTAGTAATGGAAACAGCAACAGCAATCACTTTAATGAAAGGATGAACTAATGAAAAAAGTAAAAGTAAAAAGAGACTTCGACCTTCACCAAATGGTGACAGATAAAATTATAGCCAAGCTCGAAGAGGGCGTTGTACCTTGGCGTAAGCCTTGGCAAAATGGGCAAGGGTACTTGCCATTCAATTACGTAAGCAAGCAAGCTTATAGCGGACTAAATTCCTTCTTGTTATCGATGGAGGGCTACAAGTCACCCGAGTGGCTGACCTTCAAGCAGTTGCAAAATTTAGAAGGATCAATCCTAAAAGGATCAAAAGCAAGCCAAGTAATTTATTGGAGCTTCCTTTACTTCGAGAAGCTACCCAATGGAGACAAGGGACGTAAGCTAACAGAAGGCAAGCCTTACTCAAGGGCTGAATTGGATTCAATGGTAAGACGTAACAAGGCGATCAAAATCGGCTTTGAGAAGTATTACAACGTGTTTAACATAGAGCAGACCACTCTTGCAGATAAATCAATTATCCACACGCAACCCAAGCCACAACCAAGCAAGGTTGAAAGGATCGAAGCTTGCGAGAAAGTGATTGAAGCGATGCCTAATAAACCTAAGTTGAGACTCGATATTGATTCAGACAGTGCTTATTATACACCAAGCTTAGACCGAGTAACGATGCCTAACATCGAGCAATTCGATCAGAAAGAGGAGTACTATTCAACGTTCTTTCACGAGTTGGCACACTCAACGGGTCACGAATCGAGACTCAACCGCTCACTCAAAGGGGCTAAAGGTTCTAAAGAGTACGCTGAAGAGGAACTAATCGCTGAAATGACTGCAAGCTTCTTATCGGCTGAAGTCGGCACGCTTGAGGTAACCTTAGATAATTCCGCAAGCTACTTGCAGAGTTGGCTCAAGGTTCTAAAGGGTAACAAGAAAATGATCTTTACTGCATCAAGCAAAGCTAAGAAAGCTTTCGAGTACATAACGAATAAATAAATGTTAATTAGATTGTTGCGGAGTCGAGGGGGCTTCGCAACGATCACACTTTCAATCACTAAATATAAATTAAAATGGAAGCAAAATATTATTATGGACTGTCGATCCTCACGGCAGATATACTAAAAATTGAGGACATCGAGGTTAAATTCAAGCACTATCTAGGTGGTTGGCAAGCGACCTTTACCTTTAACAAAGGGGAAGATAAATATTGGGTCTCAGTAATTAATCACGACATAAGCAACGGACTTGAAGTGTATATCGAGAAAAACGATAAGCACTTCGAGCAGTACGAATACAGAAGCGAAGCGGAAGTAATCGAAATAATTCAATCAATTCACACACTAATCAAAGGAGGAAAATAAAATGGCAAAATTAACACTAGAAATTGTACAACTCAAAGACACTAGCAACGCTTGGTTGGAAGTACCTTTATACATATTCACTACAGTCGGAGAGTACTACAAGAACTACGAGAGTAGCTTCTTTAGTAGAGAAGATAATGTAATTTATATGGGAGGAAAAGACGGAGCTAAGTTCACTAGAAAGCTTGAATCAATCGGTATAAAATTACTGACTGAGAAGCGATTCATTGATGGAAGTTTCGGTTGGAGACCACACCACGAACCGCACTTCAATGAACTCAATGAACTCGGAGAGCCTATCAGTCACCGAGTGCAAAAGTCATTCGTAAATGATCTAAGTTATAAGGAACTAACCAAAAAATTGGAGGTATAAAATGAGCGAATATATACATTACATTGGTGGAGAAATCTTAAAAGAAACGACATCGTTTTATGGTGGATACGAAGAGAAACATAGGGTTTGTCTTGTGGATTTAGCACCTAATACTTATTACATAGGTAGCAATGAATACCGATATGCGGTAGGAGTTTATACTTATTCAAGGAACTACACCAATGAATGGGTAGAGAGTCCTACTTTACACAGAACTATAAAAGAAGCTGAACTAGAATTAGAATCTGAAGCTATGGGCAACGGAGCAACAATCAAAAAAGGAGAGGCATAAAATAAATATGGATATAAAACTACTAACAAAGTTCTTAGTTAATGAAGGAAAAATCGCAATGGAACACAGTGATCCTATCAGTATTGGTAGGCTTGAGATGTGTACAGATGCACTGAAGTTCATTACTAAAGAAAGAATTAAACAAATCAAAAACGAAGAAAGGAATTAAAATGAAATGGAAATACTATAAAACAATTAGTCCAAGCCTAGCGAAAAAGAGAATCGCAAAGCTTGTTGAAAGAAGCAGAGAAACTTGGAACAATTACCAAAAAGCTGACAAGCGTGGGTCAATATCCGCATCAGAGTATTGGAGGAATGAATGGAAGATTTGTTCTTTAGCTTTGTTAGCAATGGGAATCAGTGAAGACGATTACACAAATTCAGAAAACGGAGAAAAATAAAATGCAAATATATCACATACACACAGACGAAAACAATCGTAAATATATTATCAGAGAATCAATCTTTGGAGACCGCAAATGTTATTACAAGAGGGGTTGCAAGGAGTTTCACGACTACGATAATGGAATAGAAATCAAAGGAGAAAAATAAAATGCAAGAAACAAATACTTACTGTCTTGAAAAAGAACACGCAACAATCGAGGTAACTGTCAAAAGCACTTTTGAAATAAAGGAAGTAAGAGAGCAACACCCTTACGGAGATGGCTACGCTTACGAATGTTACAGTGAGATCGATGACATTGAACACGAAATCATTGAGCTAATCTGTCACTCAGAGAATGGCTTTGACACCGAAGCTAAGGGAGAGTACGCTGAAACAATATTCAAACGATTATCTGTCGATGATCAAGATGAGATAATCACAAACATAGAATCAGAACTAGGACAATAATTATGAAAGAAAAAGATAATACAATACCTACAGTCAAAGAACTAGACCACTTCTTGTGGCAACTAGATATTGCTTACGCAGAACTGAATTCATTCATTGATTCAAATCATTCTGTCTCAGAATTAGATAGAGTAAGTGAATGTAATTCATTCTTAGAAGATGCCTTGTATGAGAACTCTAATGAATCAGAGATGACATTCCCAGATAAATTGAGAGAGTTATTCAAACTCTTAGCTTACACAGAACAAACTAACCACAAATAAATTATGAAAGAAATACTAATAGAAGAAACCTTTGCTGATGACGAAGAAAAGATGAAAGACTTTTTAAGCATCTCGAAAAGTAATTTCTTATTCACTTACCATTACTTAACTGAAAAAGAATACGACATAACAAAAGATTATGTTCTACAACAAATAAAAAAATTAACCAAATAATAATTATGACAGAAGAGAACAAAACATATATAGTCGAGTGGCAAGAGACTGTCACTTATTCAGATGAAGTACAAGCCAAGAACGAAGACGAAGCAATGATGAAGTGCGGAACAGACCATTACATTGTTGATTCCGATTTTGTCGATGGTTCATACAAGATCAAGGAGGTAGAACAATGAGTGCAAGTACAGAATCAATTCGCCAATCTGAACAAGAGATTATGTACAAAACTTTCGATGATCGTTTGTATAAATTATTTGATTGCTATTGTGACATAGATAATCAAGATAATAAAGACGATTACTACAAAGTAATGAACGAAGCGTTTAACTTAATAATAAAAATCAGAGGAGAGGATATACTACTATGAGTCTAGAACAAGCAAAAAAAGCGGGCATCTCAGAGCGAGAATACCACGAGGTAATGCAAGAGATGTACAACGAGTTAGACCACCGCCGAATGATGGAAGAACTCGCCAAAGAGTACGAGCGAAGGACTCGTATTAAAC